CATAGGCATTAATAAACTGCGCTTCTGCATCCCAGTCCGCTCAGGAACATCCTTAAATGTCTGCTCCTTCCGCTCAATCCTTTTCATAGACAAAGAAGGTAAAGGACCAAACTCAGGCTTCATCTCCTGATACATCTTCTCAGCACTCTTGCCGCCACCAAAACACATATGTCACGCCTTCTTCTTATGCCGCTTTGCAAAATTACGCGCAGCCTCTACACTGCCAAATCCCCAAGCCTTCAATGCCAAAGCCTTCCTCGTAGGACGCCCCTTCTCATCCTTCATTGGACCCTTCATGCCAGCAAACCTAGCAGCAAAAGAAACACGCCTCGGATTCGTACCACCCTTCACAGGAGGCTTTAAATTAGCCCCCTCCTTACGCTTGAAATAAGCACGACCCGCAGCAGTCAATCCACCCTTCGGATTCTTATGCTCTTTTCGCATAACCAACACTCTTCAATAATAACTTAACCCGAGACATGTCATCCCGAGGTGGTGCCTTCTCAGCTTGTTTCGCAAATCTAGCCATAACGAACCTATACTATAAAAAAAATAATTCTGACAATGCACAAACCTTTTTGGCTAAAAATGCTAGTTGGGGACTATTACAGTAACACAGTACGCAGTTTTTCCCCCTACCCCCCTAGCCTAGGTCAATGCTAACACGAATATCTCCTGCAACTTGCACCTGTGCTCTATCTATAGGTTTATAGCCAGCCCTATCCAATAAATCCTTGCTCGCTTCAAGCTGAACATACTCAGATTTAGCGTTCTGAGACAGCCTACGCACTGTCGCCAGCGCACTCGTAGCGGTCAATCCAAATGTCTCATTCATCCTCTGCTGCATATACTGTTGCACATGTGCAGCCTTTAGTGCTCTGTGTGCGCTGACTCTTCCACTCTCGCCCTTAGCATAACCAGCGAGTTCAGCAGCCTTAGCAATACTACACCCTTCTGCTACGAGTGTATCCACCAGAGCCATCTGTTTATCAGTCAATTTCTTAGCGGGAAGCATATGTTAACTTTCTATATCTACCGTGTATAGCTATAAGGATACAGACTTTCAGTCCAGTTGCTTAGTGGTGAAGGACAGTGCTATGTTTTTCTTTGCTCAAAGGATTAAGAATTGTATCTATATCCTCTGGCCTTGCCCCCCCTTCCCTCTTCCCCCCCACACTAACACGATCTGTAGATTGCTTGTCAAGAGGTGACGTAGCGTCAAGTTAGATTTGTGAGAGCGGAGAGCAATTCTCAATGGCATCGAGCCATTTCCAATTGCGTTGCATGACGCTTTAAAGAATCGTTTATTGTGTCATGCGCCAATCGCTTCTGCGGCGTCCTCGCAGTCACAGACCCTGCCTCCGATCACCTCACATCTGCCACTTTGCTTGGGCAAAGCTGGCTTGATGCTTATGATCGTAGGAGGCTCTTGTATGTCTGCAGGACACCTTATCAGCGATGTATCTATCATCACACACACATCTTCTAATGATAACTTCCAGTTGGGCTACAGAATCAGCCCACCGCAAGGACGGCGTTTCGCTGCATCAGGCAAGCTGACGCTGCGAACACACCGCCAGCAAAGCTGGTCTTCGATCCTTGCAGTGAACAGATTCGGTATCCAATCCTATACTTGTACATGAAGAATGTGTACTCGATAGACAATATAGGAGAACAAACAATGACTATCGCTACTATGATCAATGAACTCACCTTTGAATTTGACCGCTTTGACTACGACACCAAAGACTTCTTGCCACACGACGAGATGACCTTTGTGCGCAGAGTCCTGATGGAGAAGATGCTCGATGGCCTGTACTTTCTCAGATATGGTGGCAAGAATGGTGTCGATACAGAGATCAATGCCAACAACAAGAAGAGCCGCTACGAAGCAGACCGCAAGATGTACGATGGTACAGAGATCAGCATGCAGCGGATTCGCGGCTCATATGGAGCATCGCAAGCTGCACAGTACAAGCACGAACAGCTTGACGAGATGTACAGCGACTTGCAACACGCATGGTTCGCAGCACATGGCGAATGGTACACACCGTATGGTGCACCCATTGGCTACTCATACGGAACGCAGAACGTACCACAGCAAGAGGTAGATATACCGCAAGAACTGCTGGACATGGATGCAGCAATGGGTATCAACATCGAGGTTGCCAACGACCTCATAGAACCCAAAGCTAAGAAGAAGAAGGCTTCCTAAACATCACAGGGTAGAGGTTCACGCCTCTGCCCTTTTTTTATGTTCACAACTCAGAGGCTGGCGCGCACTATCAGTGTGTATTGCGCGGCAACTACAGGCAACAAAGCAAAGGAAAAATAAAAAATGAATCCCTATCGTATCATAGCAGACATCATCGGAATCCTAGCCATCATTGTGATTGCAATAGGAATTGTGCTAATGATTGCAGCCGCAATTTAAAGGCGAAAAAGTGTCCGGCTATATAATATATGACGTGACGTCATTATTGCTTTTTAAATAAAGTCACTGCTAAAATGCAGTGCATAACAAAGGAGAACAGAAATGAAACTTAACTATATCGACATTGATGAGACACCAGTCTCAGTTACTTTTGTGGCTCATGAAATAAAAATGATCTGTGAATTTTTTAAACTGAATGAACAATGCATTAAAGACTTTCACAGTCCTTATGCATTAGAATCAATGGCTAATACCTTTCACGAAATCAATAAAGAAATAATCACTAAACAATAAGGAGAGCACAAATGCTAGACTTTAGAAACTCATGGGACTTTCCAATCGAATCCCAACCAATCTATGACCAGCTTGGGCATGTCATTGAAGGGCATCAAAGCATTGTCCGCACTGATACTAATGAATCTCTTGGTGTTCACGGCTCACGATACAAAGCCGTGTCACATCAGGACGTAGTAGACTCAGTGGTTGACGGTATCAAGACTGCCGATCTGTCCAAAGACTACGACCTTTACGTTGACGTAATTGAAAACGGACGTAAACTTCGAGGTGAAATTTTATTTAATGATCTGACTATCGAACCAGCAGTCGGAGACTATGTGAAGTTTCGCGTTTCATTCTTCAACAGCTACGATGGCAGTTGGTCTTTTTCTCAGCTTGCTAATGGCTTACGGCTATGGTGTCTCAATGGCTGCACGACAGCCGATACTGTGGCGCGTAGTAAGTACAAGCATACCACATCTATCAACGTAGAAGGATCAGCAGCCAAAGTTGTTGCTGGCCTTGATCACTTCATGTCACGCAAGGAAGTGTGGCAACACTGGATGCAAACTAAACTTGAGCAAGAGCAAGTAGAAAACTTCTTCAAGAAAACAGTTTGCAAATCTTTCACACGCCAACGGGCTGTAACCAAGACCAATGAAAAGCAATTAGAAAACTTGCTTAAAATTTGGAGCGAAGAAAAAGCTGGCTTGGGTTCTAACAAGTGGGCTTTGTATAACTGCCTGACATACTGGGCAACACACACCAACGAGTTACGCTCGCCAGAGATTGCTCGTTACAACAGAGAAATTTCAATTGCCAATGCAATGAAGTCTACACAATGGGAGAGTCTATAATGATGACACACAAAGACTTTGAATGGATAGCGGATCGGTTTGGTCCGCTAGTCTTTTCGCCCATCACAATTGAAAAGATTGCTGATGATCTTCAAGAAACCAACCCACGGTTTGATCGTGATAAGTTTATTCAACGAGCCGTAACAGCATGGGAGAAACACAATGACATCCTCGACGATGAAATCCCCTACTGAACTTTGTCCTGTCTGCGTTGGCGATGGGCAAATAGAATATGAAATCAACAAACCTCAGAGCTTTACCTGCGACATTGGTTACATAGATACCAAGTGGGATAAGTGTTATGCGTGTGATGGAGAAGGAGAAGTAGAGATTCCACGCTACCTATTGACGAGCAAGGAATGAATACTGCATAAGTGCAGTATGAAATCGTATCTGACTACACTAACTGATAAAGCAAATGAGTATGATGTTTCCTTGCTCAAGGCATTCAAGCAAGCAAGCATACCTACATCCACATACTACCGCGCTCAGTCTAGTGGTCAGATACGATACGAAACTGCATTGAGGGTATTCAATGCCATTGAAAAGCTACACGTACTACAACAAGCCCGTGAGCATACCCAAAGACTACGAGCGTCTGGTAAAAATATTAATCGACGCACGGTTCGCGCAAAGTTTAAGCCAAGAGTCGTTAGCTCATAGAATAGGGTGTGCAACTTCGCTGATCCACAAGTGGGAAACTGGCAAGCGAATACCCTCTGGCTTTATGTTAATGTGCTGGCTTGATGCTTTGAACTGTGAAATCGAAATCAAAAAAATCCCACAGAATCGTCTGTCTTAAATGCCAAGTAAAAACCGAATGGTTTGTGGCTATCTTAAAACAAACAAATGATAGCTATGAAAAGCATTGGTATATTTGCAGACGCTGCTATGAGGAAGACCAATGGCAAACCGTAATAAAAACAAAGGAACGTACCACGAGAAGTGGTTCGTCAAGTGGCTCGAAGCAGCAGGTATCAAAGCCAAAAGGCAGCCCCTCTCAGGCAGTCTGGGAGGCGAGTATAGCGGCGACATCAAGCTCGAACTCAACGGACACGAACTGGTAGGCGAAGTTAAATACCGTGACAAGTCTACCTTTCCTAGTCCCTTCAAAGTTTTAGAAGGCAGAGACATTGCCTTTTACAAAAGGCGGACAGGCGATCCGCAAACCCTAGTCATCGTATCTGGTGACACATTCCTTAAACTAATGGAGAACAAAGATGCTATCTCAGAATAAACAAATCTTGCATTACTTAAAATCAATGGGATCAATTACACCAATAGTTGCTCTCAATGAATACGGATGCTTTAGATTAGCTGCAAGAATTAAAGACCTGCGCGATGAAGGTCACAACATTCTGACTGAAATAGTTTCTAATGATGGCAAGAAATACGCTCGGTATTGCTATATAAATGAGGCAAGCAATGGTTAAGAAACTATCTAACATGGCTGATGCTGCTATCTGGGATGCACAAGTCAACAAGTCTTCTACGAATCCTGACTACAATCGCGCTATCAAAAAGCAAGGTTTCTTTCTGGACACACACCAGATTGTAGCCAAGCGGATTAAGAACGGAGAACCTGTTGGCGAGTTTTGGTTGCGAGGCAAAGCCAAAGAAGCACTGCTAGATCAGACCGACTTAAAGCAAAGCGACTTCTCTAAATACAATGGCTGGCTTCAAATGTATGGCAACTATCCAGAAAATAATTCTTGATATAACTGCGTAAGTGCAGTACCTTACCGCTTATAATATAAGGAGAACATCATGAAACGAACAGGTTTCATTGGCGGTAGTGATTGCGTAAAGATCATGCAAGGTGATTGGCAAACACTATGGGAAGTGAAGACAGGGCGTAAAGAACCTGACGATTTATCAGACAACATTGCAGTGCAGCTTGGTAGCTGGACTGAATCCTTCAACCTTTCTTGGTTTGAAAAGCAACACAACTGTGTTCTTTCTGGGCATCAATATGAATATGAGCAGATTGTTGGTACGGTGGCTTGCCGTGGTACAGTAGATGCGCGGTGGAAGAATGCAATTGTAGAAGCCAAGCATACCAATGCCTTCAACAAGATGGATGACATTGTCGAATTATACATGCCACAAATCCAACTGTATGCACATCTCGCAAAAGCAGATGGCACTCACCTTTCAGTAATCTTTGGCAACAGCAAATGGGAGTCAACCTTTGTCCACTACAATAAAGAGTATTTCAATTCTATGTGGGCGGTGGTGTCAGATTTCTGGAGTTACGTGCTACGCGACGAACAGCCTATTGGTGTTCAAGTCGACAAACTATCGACCGACTCGATTGCGCTGGACAACATGGTCAAGCGTGACGCCAGCCGCGATAATCAATTCATGGACGCAGCAGTTACATACCTCAACGGATATGAACACAACCGCGTCTTCGAAAACGCCAAGAAAGACCTTAAACAAATGGTCGGCCCAGAAGAAAGGGAAGTGTACTGTGATCAGCTTGCAGTTCGCAGAGACAAACGAGGTGCATTAAGGATTGTAAAGCGATGACACAAGAACTTACAGAAAAAGCTAAAGAATTAATCCAACATGAGGTTAGGGAATACCTAAACCACGAAGACATTAAATTTCACAAAGAAGTTGTACGCGAACTTCATTGGGTTATTAATGATTACTTCAGGGAAATAAAAAAAATATTACAAGAACCACACTCTGACGTTAATTCACTAGAGTTTTCTAAATCAGACACAATGGACGCAATGTATATACTTGCTCAATGTGTCTTGGAAGACGTGCTGCCGAAAGTTTATCTCAAGCCAGAATGGGTAAGAGATAGCGACTGGAAAAAAATGCTAACAATAAAGGAGAACACCAATGACACTACAAATATGGAATAAGCTGGCCTCTTCAGACCCCAAGTATCTGAAGAAGGTCAGCTTCGGAAGCCGCAGCTTCACCGCGATCGACCCACAATACCAAGTCATGAAGATGACAGAAGAGTTTGGCCCCGTTGGTGATGGGTGGGGTTGGCACAATCAAACAGAGATAGTGTCTCTGGCTAACGGAGACAGCGCTGTGTTAGCGCATGTGACTGTTTGGCATGGCAACCAAGGAAATATGTTTGGCCCCTTCACAGGCTGCCGTAAGTTCTTTGACGCTGCCAAGGGTCGATTGGCAGAGGATGCTCCGAAAATGGCTATTACCGATGGCTTGACTAAAGCTCTGTCTCACATTGGCTGTGATGCTGATGTGTTTCTTGGTAAGATGGATGGCAACAAGTATGATGCCGACAGCAACAAGAGCAGCAATGGCGCGTGGTAAAATATTCTAAATGTACGTTCAAAGATGGTTTTGTTTGGATGGAGGGTTATGCTTTTTATCCAAACAGAATTGGAATAAATGCTTACAAAAGCAAACTCCTTTATGAATCAATACAAAAAGGATCGTCTTGGGTAAGAGTTAATAAAATAGAAAACATCATCTTTGAAAGAGACATTGTGAAAAGACTACTGAAAGGAAAACGTAAGCAAGATGTTGCGTTTGAATTTAATGTAACAGTAAACCGTGTGACAAGGATATTTAACAAATGGATAAACGAATCCATAAAACACCACTCATCCTTTTCATACTACTCTAAAAAAAGGAACAGCGATGGCGCGTAGTAAACACATTGCTTTAAAGTTAGGGCTTGCAGAAGTGCAAGTCCTGATTGCTGCTGTAATACACAGCTTTGAATCTGACTCTGCAAAAAGCAATGAGCAAAGAAAAGCTCTTGCTAATGTAGGTCAAAAACTCAGAAGCCTAGAAAAACAATTACTGAAAGGAAATAACTCATGAGTGAGTATGACGACACAAACAAAGGAGCAGCCTTCACGCCGTTCCCAACGCAGCAAATGATTCTTGCTGGCAAGATCAATGTGCAAGGCAAAGAATCCAAAACAGTCTTAGTTAAAGATGCAACCAAAGATGGGCGACCAATCATTGAAGTGTATCAGCGACTAGCAATCATGTTTGAAAATGACAAAGCCAACAACGACAAAGCGCCAGATTACTCTGGACCAATAGATGAAAATCTAAAAGTCGCTGGCTGGCGTAGAAGCAAAGATGGCAAACCATACATGTCATTATCTGTTTCAGCAAAAGGTCAACCGCAAGCATCCAGTGGCTTGCCAAACGATGACATTCCATTCTAAACTATGAATGTTCTCTGGGAGGATACTGCCCTGTATGTTCGCCTCAAGTCATACGACTCCTCCCTGACTGGCGCAGCTTCGGCTGCGTCCTTTTTTTTGGAGACACAAAATGACTAAGAAAATACACCTTCCATTCAATAAAGACCTAATGACCTTTCGCGACATGAAGCAAGCAGTTGACACCCTTGAAGGCATTGTCAACAGATGGCACCAGCGCAACAAACAATTCACTGAAAGAGAATATGACTTGACCGAGTTTTTCTGGGAAGTTGACCAACAAATTCATTGCTACACTACGCAATTGTATAGTCAAACAGAAAGTGAAAAGAATGACTGAAGAGCAAATGATTCAAGCAATGCTTGCTGATGCAAAGCAAGTAAATAAAAGATACAGAGAAAAGTGGGGTGGCAAACCAGACAGCAAATTCATAGAGCCAAAGCCAAAGCCAAAGGCGACAGCCGCGCCCACACAAGGCGAAGGCTGGCGCAACAGCAGTCTAAGCAAAGAAGAAATAGAAGA